AACAGCGCATCCTTCGATGTAAGTGCGGGTGGAGATGTAACCATCAAGACCGGTGGTGTAAGCAATACGCAACTTGCAAATTCCTCAATCATATTTGCAGGAGGTGGTGGTTCTTCCACGATAAATCTCGGTCAAACCCTGACGATCACCGGTACTGCAAACGAAACAGTCGTAACAAACAGCGCAGGAACCATTACGGTAGGACTAGCAAACAATGTAACGATTCCTGGAAACCTGACGGTAAACGGAACGGTATTCACCGCAAATGTCGATACTTTCGTGGTGGAAGATTCCCTGATTGCATTGGGAACAGGTAACGCGGCAGACAGCCTTGACTTGGGTTGGTTCGGTATCTACACATCGGGAGCAACCAGATACGCAGGATCCTTCAGGGATGCAAGCGATAGTGGAAAGTTCAAGTTCTTTACGGGGCTTACTGCACAACCAACAGGCACAATCGACACAAGTGCCGCAACATATACCGTTGCCACGATTGTTGCAAACATAGACGGCGGAACTTTCTGATTTCTTGATTGTTTGTTCTGATTCGTGAGGTCTAAATAACTTTGCCATGCCACGCGAAAGCATAATTCAGATATATCGTTCGTCTACGCCTTCTTCGTCCCCGTCCTTGACTGCGGGAGAAGTTGCCGTCAATCTTGCGGATAGAAGACTATTCGTGGGCGGGACAAACGGAACAAATGTTGTGTTTTTGGATCAGACTTCATCGGTGACTACCGTCAACGGAACAACCGGACCTGTTGGCTTGACGGGAACCGGTGCAATTCTGTTTGCACAAAGCGGGAAAACAGGAACATTCAATGCTCGTCTTGCGACCACATCCTTGACAGGTGTTGCATCTTTCAATACAAATGATTTTGTAGTGGGTTCTACCGGTCATGTAGGTCTTGGGTCTACCGTTGCCAGAACGAATGCGTCCAACACATTCATAGCCTCACAAACAATAAACGCTGGCACACCGACTTTAACGATAGACGATAGCGTAAAGATAGCCACCTTCGGAACACAGAACATATCTTGGTATGACGATACTTCGAGTTACACGCAGATACTGCAATCAAATGTAGTAGGACCGGCAGGAAGCACGGTCAATATGCCTTCCTCAAGCGGAACCTTGGCGTTGGTTGACGGAACCGTATCAAGAGTCAATGGTGCTACTGGTCCAGTAACGATAACAGGTGCGGGTGCAGTATTGTTCACTCAAACCGGCAGAACCGGTTCGTTTGATGCTCGTCTTGCGACCACATCCTTGACAGGTGTTGCATCTTTCAACACAAATGATTTTGTAGTGGGTTCTACCGGTCATGTCGGTCTTACAGGAACGATTGCAAGGACAAATGCTTCGCAGACCTTCTCTAATACCCAAACATTCAATACCATTGAAATAACGGGTGGATACATCAGATCAGATCAGGGTTATAGAATCGGTACAAATGCAATCAATGCACAGACAGGAACTTCCTATACGCTGACAGGAACGGACAACGGAAAAATCGTGACATTCAGCAATGCAGCAACCACGACTGTCACGATTCCTGCGGGACTTGATACGGGATTCAACTGCACGGTGATTCAATTGGGTGCGGGTCAAGTTGGATTCACGGCACCATCTGGTGTTACCATGCAGAGTTACGGCAATCAATTCAAGTTGATCGGTCAACACGCATCCGCAACCGTTCTTGAACATAGCACCAATCTTGTGAACATCTCCGGAAATCTCATCGTATGATTTCTCCAAGCGGAAAGATAGGGGTTGTCACGGGTCTTCGAAATTATTCCACGGATGGATTGATATTAAATGTGGATTTCAGCAATGACTACGGATTTGCAGGAAACACGGCAAACGACCTTCGAACGGATATAGAGTATTCGACTCCTGGTGGTTATGTTGCCGTTATAAGTGGTTCTACTGCTGCGCCTGGATACATTGATTTGGATGGTATAACAGACTATTTGCCTGGAACAACGGGAACTTCGGATTTTCTCAATTTGCAGAGTTTTACGATAGACGCATGGATTCGTCCATCAACCACAAGCGGCATAAGAACCATCATTTCAAACAACACAAATGTGGCATCTACTGCAAATCGTGGATTTTCTGTTATACTGGCTAATAATACTCTTGATCCAAGATTAGGTTCAACTGCAACTTCATTATTGTACTCACAGTTGGTAACAGGAGTCACTTGTGCTGCAAATCAATGGAATAATCTGTTCATACGATATTCCGTTACGGGAGCAACAGGAACATATACTGCAAAAGTTTTCAAAGAGGGAGGTTTATCTGCAAGTGATTACACGGGGTCGCAAAGTTCGGGACTTCCTCTAGGATTGACAAGTAGTAATGCAATTGCTCTTGGAAGAAGAGCAATGAGTGCCATTCAGTATTTTCAAGGAAGAATCGGTACGATTCGTATGTACAACAAGGCTCTTACCACGGATGAAATAGAATTCAACTACGCCAGAAACAGGACACGCTATGGTCATACATAACGATCCGATATTCTACGCAATAGTGAATTCAGCAGATGTTTCTTCTGTTGATTTTTCTCAGTTGCTCGGAACCATCAATGGCGTTCGTTACTCTTTGAATGGCAACAAAGCAATTTTGAAATGGCGTGGCACATCGGTTCCTCCAACAATTTCATCGCTGCAAGGGATTCTCGGTCCTTACACGATGGAGGAAATTAGAGAAATCACGAACGAACCTGAATGGGAATCTGTCGATTCTTGAACTTGTAAATTGCTGCTTCTTTGTTCCGAAATCACTTGCTTTTGTGGAGGGTTCGGAGTATGATTCTCTCTAAATATCCTCACCAAACAACAAGGAGAAACATATGAGCGAACACGGACTTCCAACTTTGTACCAGGATTTCATCCACCTTTCGCGTTACAGCCGGTGGATTGAGTCGGAAAATCGCAGAGAAACATGGGAAGAAACCGTTGCTCGGTACTTCGACTTCTTTGATAAGCATCTTGGCAACAAGATCACGAAGGAACAGCGCAAGGAGTTGGAGACCGCTGTCCTGAATCTTGAAGTCATGCCTTCGATGAGAGCATTGATGACTGCTGGTCCTGCACTTGAGCGCGATAATGTCGCAGGATACAACTGTGCATTTGTTGCGGTCAATCGTGTTCGTTCGTTTGACGAGATCCTGTATGTCCTCATGTGCGGGACTGGTGTGGGTTTCAGCGTAGAGAATCACTTTGTGCAGAAACTGCCGACGATTGCTGAAGAGTTCTTTCCAAGTGATACCGTCATTGTTGTCGAAGACTCCAAGATCGGTTGGGCAAAGGCGTACAAGGAACTCATCAGTCTGTTGATTGCGGGACAGTTGCCGAAGTGGGATGTTTCAAAGGTTCGTCAGAAAGGCGCGAGACTTAAGACATTTGGCGGTCGCGCATCTGGTCCAGAACCTCTAGTTGATCTCTTTAAGTTCACGAGCGATACCTTTCAAAAGGCGAAGGGTCGCAAGTTGACATCCATCGAATGTCATGACATCGTATGCAAGATTGCGGAGATCGTGGTTGTCGGTGGAGTTCGCCGTTCTGCCCTGATCAGCCTATCTGACCTAAACGATGAGCGTATGCGTAATGCAAAAGTCGGTCAATGGTGGGTCATTGATCCGCAACGCGCTCTTGCAAACAATTCAGCGGTTTACAGCGAACGCCCCGAAATAGGCACATTCATGGATGAGTGGGTATCTCTCTACAAGTCCAAGAGCGGTGAGCGTGGTATTTTCAATCGGGATGCATCCAAGCGTCAAGTGGAAAAGTTGGGTGATCGCCGCGATTCCAACTATGATTTTGGAACCAACCCTTGCAGCGAGATTATCCTGCGAGACAGGGAATTCTGCAATTTGTCGGAAGTAGTGGTTCGTGCAGAGGATACTGTGGACGATCTTGTTCGCAAGGTTCGTCTTGCTGCCATTCTCGGCACATGGCAAGCCTCTCTGACAAACTTTCGATACATCTCAAGCGAATGGAAGAAGAACTGCGAAGAGGAAGCATTGCTTGGTGTTTCATTGACGGGAATTCTGGATAATCCGTTTCTTCGCAGCAAGAACGGACTTGAGGTAACTCTTGGTCAAATGAAGCAAGCCGCAATCGAAACAAACGCAAAGTGGGCAAAGAAGTTGGGAATCAACCCTGCTGCCGCAATCACTTGCGTCAAGCCAAGCGGAACCGTATCGCAATTGGTGGATGCTGCATCGGGAATTCATGCTCGTCACAACGATCATTACATTCGCACGGTTCGCGCAGATCGCAAGGATCCCATTTGTCAATTCATGATTGATCAGGGATTTCCAGCCGAACCATGCGTAATGCGTCCTGATCATACTATGGTTTTTTCGTTTCCCATGAAGTCACCAAAGGGATCGCCAACACGAAATGATTTGACTGCAATTGAACATCTTGAACTTTGGAAGATGTATCAGGACTTTTGGTGTGAACACAAGCCATCGGTAACCATTACTGTTCGTGAACATGAATGGCTTGATGTGGGTGCATGGGTCTATCGTTTTATCGACACGATTTCGGGAATCTCGTTCCTACCGCATTCTGAACACTCCTATAAGCAAGCCCCATATCAGGATTGCACCAAGGAGGAATACGAGGCAATGCTTGCAAAGATGCCAAAGAATGTCGATTGGTCTCAACTTTCAAAATACGAAAAGGAAGATACCACCACGGGAACGCAGACCTTTGCTTGCAATGCCAACTCTTGTGAAATCGTTGACTTGACGCAGCAGTAAATCCTAAATACTCCTGCATGAAAATTGCAGGAATTGATTACTCGTTGTGTTCACCAGCCATTACCGTTCATAGCGGTGATGGCTTTTCTCTATCCCAATGCAAATCACATTATCTTACGGAAACCCTAAAACACGCAACTGTCTACATGGAGTCGGGACTGCATTGTCGTGGGTGGGAGTATCCTGAATGGAGTATGCCTGAATTTGGAAGAAACGAAGATCGTTATGACAAGATTTCAAATTGGGCATTGGAACTCGTCAAAGATTGTGATCTTGTATACATTGAGGATTACGCATTAGGAGCAAGAGGTAAGGTATTCAATCTTGGCGAAAATGGCGGATTGTTGAAATGGAAATTGTGGAAAGCAGGAATTGCATTTCACTTGGTCGGACCAACTGTTGTCAAGAAGTTCGCAAGCGGCAAAGGTAATGCCGACAAAGACAGAATGTATGAAGCCTTTGTAAAAGAAACAGGGGCTGAACTCATGAAAGAGATCAGCCCCGATTCAAAAAAAGTTGCGAGTCCCGTGTCCGATATCGTGGACTCTTACTTCATTTGCAAATACGCTTACAGTACATTGCTCCAAAACTGATTTCGTTCGCGCCGCTGCTGTCGGGGACTATCCGCTGAATGCATCCATTCAGGAGCGTGTCCACAAGGACGCAGGAATCTTTCAGTCTCATAAGGTACTTCCTCATGGACATCTCCTTCTAGATCATCCGCATCATCCTCATATGGATTGTGAGGCTTTGTTCTTGGATCAGCGACCACGATGAAACTTCTCCTTGGTCTCGTAGAAAAAGTCATCATCATCAATGTCATCAAGTCTTGAAATGCTGTCGTTCAGATTTCTGTGATGCTTGAGATGCTTCTTGTGTGCGTTCTTAAGATTTGCTTGCTTATCGGTTATCCGATTTTCATCCTTATCCGAGTGACTCATGTCTTTACGACCTTTGCTGAAATTAGATTTGGAAATGCGAGGTCAACGACCTCTCTGTCGATTCCTGGAATTTCACCAGCAATCATCTGCTCTACAATCTTGGACTCTGTAGGATGAAGTGATTCCAAGAGTTGTATGAGTAGTTCATTCTTGCGCTTCTCTGCTACGGGATTATCCTTCGTATACAGATAGAATCTACGAAACTCAATCATGAGTGTCGTGTACGCAAGACCTTCTGGAGCGGGGTCGGGGGTGTAACCTGGAGGTTCTTTGCAGAACCATTCGATCTTCGGATCGTATGCGTAGCGAAATACTTCTTGCAAAGCAGAGGAAGAATGCGCCCGAAGAATGTTAGCCTTTTCTTTTGGAGTCTTTTCTTTCGATGCCTTTTCGATAATCTCAGAAATCAGTAGTTGCATGGTGTATGCTCCTTCAATCTTATTTAGTAGACTGCAAGGATGAGCGTATCCTCGTTTACTCGTCCTTTTGCATCTTTTTCCTGTGTATTGGAGGAGGCAAAAGCATTCTTGACAGCACGAATGCCTCCTTCTTCCTGAATAATCTTCAGAAGTGCTTCTGGCTTCCTTAACTTCTTTGATTTTGATTTTGAGGAATCAAACCCAATAATCGTAGTTCCCTTGACAGAAAGTCCTTGACGAGTTTCTGCCTCAAACACAGTACACACCCTTGTCTTCGTATTGAAGATGATTGCTTTTTCGGCTCCTACGAGCCTGTAAGGAGAAACGGACTTGATTTTGAGATTCGTATCCTCCTTCTTGTATTTGATATTCTTGACCACTTTGGAGGGGTCTTTTGGCTTTCTTCGGCGGGGAGCGCGTAGTTTTTTGGAGACCTCAATCTGATGCTGACAAGCAAGGACAAGACAGTTCAACCACTTTAGGTAATCCTTGAGTTGCTTCTTTGTGTAGAGGGAATAACCCTCCTTCAATTGTTCGTCTGCCTTGCCCTGAATAACCGCTTCGATTGGTTCTATGCGCCGCCTGAACCATTCTGCAATGCGACTAGCCTGTACACCGCGAATGTTTCGATTCTTGATGTAATTCTCAATGTCTGTACAGCCCTTGAAATCGGCAGTCTTGTTTGTAAAGAAAGCGTCTTCAATTTGTTCAAGTTCACCGATCAAAATTGAAACTTGTTCACGAATCCGATCTTGAATATTTGGAACAGTTTCTGGCTTTTCTTCTTCACGAATGGTCTTGCCCTTCGCAACGAGATATCGGACTGCTCGTAGAAGTCTTTCCTTACGAATTTCGGGGATTGGTGCAGCCCGTTCTACAAGCCTCGCCAATACGCCTAGATTGCACGCTGGCTCGTTCTCTGCTACTTCCCCTGCCGTGGTGCTTGTCTGCCCCAAACGGCTATAAGCCTTTATATCGGCTTCTGTGAAGTCATTGGATTTTAGAAATTCACAAACCCACCGCCGATGATCGGAATCATCAGACATATGGTGATACCAATTTTCTGCCCTAGCAAGAGCGCAGGATTTTTCAAATTCATCTTTGAAAGTTTCGCCCCATTCAGGCTCAATGCCCCAATGGACTTTTTCTGCTTTGGTTGTCATGGGTAGTATCTTATCACCTGATTTATTTCTGTCAAGCCTTGACAGACCGATTTCTCTGGCTTATACTTATGCAAACACATCGAAAATCCTCCAAGCGTTTGGAGGTCGGTGTGGGAGCCTCATTAGAGGATACAGTTATGTCAGATAGTAAGTCACGCACCAAGCCACAGAAGGTTTTCGTGCAATCACTAAACAAGGTCGGTCAAGTCAAGCGCGTGGAGCGCGATCCCGTTTGGGGGTCACAATTTCTCGTTAGCGTCTACTCTCCCGAATGGATCGGGGAGACCGCTCCATATGAACACTTTTGGGTCAAGGAAGACGATGTTATTCCTGTTAAGGACAAGGAGGAAAACTGAAATGTTTGACACAGAAACCGAACTTCTTGCTCTTGATCCTGCCGATCCTCTCAACTATGATCCCATCGAAGAGGATGAGGACGAGGAGGAGTATTTCGAAGATGATGACGAATACTACGAGGATGATGAGGATTCGGACGATGAGGACTCAGAGGAGGACGATGATTGGGACGATGAGGACTCAGAGGAGGACGATGATTGGGACGATGAGGACGAAGAAGAAGAGTCCTACTGATTAAATCCACCTTGGCGGCGGTGATCGACCACCGCCTCATTTGGTCCTGTCGTCTAGTTGGCTAGGATACCGCCCTTTCACGGCGAGAACACGGGTTCGAATCCCGTCAGGATCACTTTATGCTACAATCAAACACATGAACATTTTCTACCTAGACAACGATCCGAGCAAGTGTGCGCGTATGCATTGCGACCGCCATGTGGTCAAAATGATCCTTGAATACACTCAATTGCTGTCTACTGCCCATCGGCTGCACGATGGCAAGCAATCGGTTGTCTTGGTAAACAATCGTAAACTGAAGCGTTGGACTTTGGATGATCCGAAGTTAAACACGCAGTTATTCCTTGCATCTCATGTCAATCATCCTTCTGCCGTATGGACGAGGGAAACCGAAGATCAGTATCTTTGGCTTTATGATTTGCTGACACACTTATGCAAGGAATACACATACCGTTATGACAAGACTCATGCAGTTGTCAATCGGTGTTGGCACGAATTACGCAATCCTCCCATGAACTTGAAAGGCAAGAATGGTTTTCGTGAGCCGCCGCAAGCCATGCCCGATGAATACAAGGTCAACGGAGATTCCATTGCTGCATACAAGAAATACTACAATGGCGGCAAACGAAGAATTGCAAAATGGACAAAGCGAAATACTCCCGATTGGTGGGTCATAAATACTTCACTAACCGAGGAGGTAACGAATGCCGTTCTATGATTACAAGTGTTCGGGATGTGGTCATGCATTTGAAGAAATGCTTCGCATGGCAGACATAGAAAAGCCCGTGAAGAAAAAGTGTCCATCTTGTGGAAAGAAGAAGATCGAACTTGTGGTGGGCGCACCCGCAGTATGCGATTCCGTAAGAATTGGTGTTCGCAAGCCCGACAATGGGTGGAAAGAAGTCATGGCAAAAGTCAAGCAAGCACACCCAAGACACAATATGCGTAGCAGCAAGCAAGATTGGATGCACTAATGGTATTCCCAAAAATGAAGTCAATTGAAGTCGATGATCTAGGTCGTTTCTACGAATCCCCTGCAAGTGGTATGTGGTATCCATCCGTAACTACGGTCACGGGGTTTGAGAAGCGGGACTTTTGGGCAAAGTGGAGAAGTGATCCAAAGAACATGGAGATTTCCAAGCAAGCAATTGCCCGTGGCAATAAACTTCACGAAATCACCGAAGCATACTTGAAGAACGAACATGACAAGGTGAAGGCTGCTCCTTTGGGAGACAAGAACCTCTTCATGATCATCAAGAAACATCTTGACAAGATTACGAACATCTATGGTCAGGAAATGCCTATGTGGTCGGATACCTTGCGTCTTGCAGGACGATTTGACTGCATTGCAGAATACAATGGAGAAATTTCTGTCATCGACTTCAAGTCTGCAAGAAGCGAAAAAAGAAAGTCCGACATTGCAAACTATTTCCAACAGGCGTGTGCATACGCACATATGTGGGTAGAGCGCACAGGTCAAAAGAAGTTGCCACAGACTGTGATTCTTGTTGCTTGCGATAACGGAATTGATCAAGAGTTCATTGAGGATTCCAAAAACGCACGGGAAGGGCTGAGAAAGGCAATTGACCTCTTTTGGTCAAAGAACGACTTTGAGGAAATACAGGAGAGGATCAAGCATGAGATTGCTAACGAGACTGTTAAATTGGGTTAAGAGTCTTTTTGCAAAGGAGACTCCGCTTCCTCCTCTTGCAGAAAACAGCAAGACTCGGTATCATTGCGTCCGCATCTTTCGCAAAGAAGGAGATGAGATTGTCATGCTTCTTACGGAAGAGGAAATGGAAAATGGCATTCGCCGCGCAATAGAACATATCGGCGTAGTCCCCTATTCGGAGTAACAAATGGGATCAATAGTAAACTTGGGTCAAGACTTCTCAAAGGAAGTCGAAGAATTCGTCAAGAAACAGAAAGAGCCATCTTACATTGATGCGGTCATCCACATTTGCGAAAAGTATGGGGTCGAACCCGATACTGTTTCCAAGATATTGAGTAAGCCAATAAAGGAACGCCTGAAGATTGAAGGGCAGCGGTTGAATCTGCTAAAGAAAGATTCCAAACTTCCTCTATGAATGGATATGAAGCCTACAAAATCTATGTCTCCCTGAAGGCACACTTCGGTGGAGACAAGTATGATTTCTTTCGTTTTGGAAAATTGTCTCCAAAGATAGAAACCTTTGAAAACAGAAAAGATCGTCATTTTTTCGACAAGTTGGCAAAGCGACACGCCAACGAAGAAAGCATGGTGCGTTTTCTTGTTTCTCAGATGCACGACAATCCTAGTCTTTGGATAGGATCAATGATGGGCGAAGAAGCAAATCAACGCTTTCTTGTTTGGAGAAAGCGAAACGAAAGACTGTCGTATCAATTCGGTGAGGATATTAAGACTCTGATTCACTATGCGTCTATCCATGAAGACTTCACTCCGCAATCATGGGTAAAACTGTTTGTCTGTGATGGCAAGAATCACCCCAAAATCTTCAAACTTCTGTTGCAAAAGAGGATAACTCCCGAAACCTTTTGCTTGTTGGATTACCTTACGGAATTCACGAACACTTGGGACAGCAAATTGAAAACCGATCCTGTGTGGACGGAATATCGAAAAACGATTCGGGGATATCGTCCATTTGTAGTTCATGCAGCAAACCTTCAAAACATAAAAGAGTCCGTCAAGAAAATCCTTTGCGAAAGCACTTGACTGAACACTAAATAACAGTACAATACTACTCATACTTCAACACACTCAACATACGAAAGGACATGAAGCATATGGGATTTTCAGACCTCAAGAAGAAGTCAAAGACAATGACAGAACAACTCTCCAAGGAAATGGAGAAGTTGAACAGCAAGGGGGGATACGAGAAGGATGACCGGTTTTGGTCACTAGAGCGAGACAAGGCTGGCAATGGCTATGCGGTGATTCGCTTCCTTCCTGCCATTGAAGGCGAAGAGATTCCTTGGGTGCGGGTATTCTCGCACGGGTTCAAGGGTAAGGGCGGTTGGATGATTGAGAACTGCCCAACTACGATTGGCAAGAAGTGCCCAATCTGCGAAGGCAACAACGAACTTTGGAATAGCGGTATCGAATCGGACAAGACCATTGCCCGAGACAGAAAGCGCAAGTTGTCGTACATCAGCAACATTCTTGTTGTGAAGGATCCTGCTCATCCCGAAAACGAGGGCAAGGTGTTTCTCTTCAAGTATGGTGCCAAGATTTTCGAGAAGATCAACGACAAGATGAACCCGAAGTTTGATGACGAGAAGCCGATCAATCCGTTCGACTTCTGGCAGGGATGCAACTTCAAGTTGAAGGCTACTATCGGTGACGGTGGCTATGTCAACTACGAGAAGAGTTCGTTTGAAGCATCGTCTGCCCTGCTTGACGGGGAGGATTCGGAGTTGGAGGCTCTTTGGAAGAAGGAGCATTCCTTGCAACTGTTTGTTGCTCCCGATCAATTCAAGTCCTATGATGAACTCAAGGATCGTCTGCATACTGTTCTCTTCACGGAAGCCCCCGAGAAGAAGGCAGATGACGAGCCTGTACGCGAGTCTCTATCACAGAAGTTTGCCAAGAGCAACAAGGCTACCGAGGAAGCAGTCAAGCCTGCTGCCAAGAAGCCTGCTCCAAAGGCTGCTGACGATGGAGATGGGGAGGAAGATGCCTTGGCTTACTTCCGCAAGTTGGCGGAAGAGGACTGAAGCACCTTTAAGGGAAAAGAAAGCCGCCGTCCAGAAATGGGCGGCGGTTTTTGTTTAGTAAGATATCATTGCTCTAGTTGGATCTGCATGGCGGATCGGATTTGGAGATAGCGGCACCGGTATCGCTGCTGCTTGTCCACCGCCACCAGCAGCGATGTTTGTTGTTGGTGCGTTGTTGATCACTACACTTGATATTCCTGCGCCACCGGCAGCACCGCCTCCTGCCGCCATTTGTTGTCTGGCTGCATCTCGCAAAGCAGCCGCACCTTCTTTACCGTATTGCGCTTCTTCTCTTGCAATAATGTCTTGCAGTCTTCTTCTAGATTCTTCGTCCTCTTCTCTTCTACTTTTCTTTTTTGAAGTAAGGACTTCTCCTCCTGCGCTCGTTCCTACAAATTGTCTGCTCTCTTCTTGGGCTTTCATCCTAAGAGCAGCCGCTCTAATTGGACCTACTTCTCCTGGAGTAGCCTCTTTTATTTCAGATGCCTTTGCTTCTCCGCCGCCGCCAAGTCCAGGTATCCAAGACACTAGGCTGCTTGCATACTCTTTCAATCCATTAAATACTTGCCCGACATAATCGAAAAAGTCCATGATAGGGCTTACAATTGGCTCTAACGATTCTGCCAAGGCATCAACAGCAAATTCCCAAAGACTCACAACATAGTTCCATGCATCTGTTATCTTTTCGTGCCACCAAAGAATGCCATACGCAAGAGCATCGGTAAGAGAATCCCAAAGACCATAGATGTAGTTCCATGCATCTTGTATCCACCCTGCCCAAATGAGCATACCGTCTGCAAGAAGACTCGTAGTGGTGTCCCAAAGACCATAGATGTAGTTCCATGCTTCCGTGATCAGGTCTGCCCACCATAACATTGCATCGGCAATCATTGTCGTAGTCTTGTCCCAAATATTGTATATCGCATCCCATGTTTCTACGATAAGGTCATACCACCATAACATTGCATCTGCAATCGTATCCGTGATCATCTCATAATAGCCTATAATGAAATTCCATCCTGCTTTTATGATGTCTCCCCAATATGCCAAGGCTTCGCTTATCATATCGGACAACGATCCCATTTCCGCTCCTGCCGAAAAAAGGTCTGTTATCCAATTCAATATGGGTTTAAGGAATTTCTCCCAGAAATTACCTACCATGACTACCAGCGCACCTACAATAGCCTGTATGGGAATCATGAGTATTCCTATGGTCTTAAACAAGAACTTGAAGACCGGAACCAAAAGTTCGATTATTGGATAGATGAGGAAATTCCAAACAACCTTTACTACTTCGAATATTACTTTGAATGCAAATCTTGCGATGGCAATGACTGGGTTCAGAATGGTAACTACCATATCAAAAAGTATCATGGCAAAATCACCAATCATGCTGAGTGTTTCCATTATGGGTTTTAATGCATCCTCATACAAAGAAGTGAAAATTGGTTTCAGAACGCCATCCCATAGTTGCATAACTGTTGCAAACAACGATTCAAAGACATCCACCACTAAATCAAAACCAGCACTAAATTGCTCAAATAGTCCATCTAGACTGTTCGAAAGAGTCGCATACATCTTCTCGAAATCTAGGGCAAAATCAGACAATCCTAGAGTAAAGAATGCAACAACTCCCTTGAGCAGTCCGACCATGATTGCCTTGAAGACTCCTTTGAACCCTTCTGTTTCAAACTTCTCAAATGCAGCCACTATGGTTTCTATTGCCGTAGGAATGACCGTAAGGAAAGGAAGGAACTTTGCAAGTTTTTCTCCAAATTCAAATGCCTTCACGAAGACATTTAATGCTCCTTCTCCGAAGATTTTCTGAATTGCATTCATGGTGCCATACAAAATGCCATCGGCACTCAAGAAACTGCCTATTTTGCTAGAAAACCCCGTAAAAATGTCTCCAAAAAAGTTCAGTATGGTTTCTAGTCTGGGAATGTTCATACCAAAAGTTCTACGCAGCAAAATCAAGCCATAGTCAATACCGTTGCCTATGAATTTGACACCCGACATCAGCATATCGCTCAAAATCTTGAAGGTATCGACAAGACCTTTGGACAGTCCTTTTAACTCGTCAGCGAGGGGAAATGTTTCCATAAAGAAAGTGAAAATGGATTTCCCCAATGATCCTATTCCTTTCAAAATGGGAGAAATCAAGTCATAAAAAGACATGAACAATGTCTTGTAGGAATTGATCACGGGAGTAAGGAATCCGATTAAAAATCCAGCAGAACCGGCAACAGCCGTTCCCAGTATTCCTGCATTGGATCCACCCATTCCGAAAAGACCACCCGAACCACCCCCAAGGCTGCTTTTCTTTAGTAGTTCGGTCATCATTGTCTTTAGAGGATTTGTCGCATTTGCATAAATCGGAGCAACCCCCTTCATTGCTTCCTTCATTGATTCTTTCATTTGTGCGCCAAATCCTGTTGTGCCTATGGAACCCGCTCCTCCTGCCTTTTTGGATTCTCTGCGCTCTTCTTCTGCCGCATGAGCCATTCTGCGATTCGAATCGGCAATTTCCTTTATGTTCTTGTTCGTGTTTTTTGTTTCTTCAAGAAGGGTTTTTTCATTACGAAGAAGATTACCAATTGATTCTCCGGTATCGTTGGACTGCTCTGCTATCTCCGCAAGTATCTTGTTTGCAGAAGACAACTTGTTGCTCATATCTGCAACAGTTTTTTCGTTTAATGGATTACCAAGCGGTGATTCTTCTGCCATTTGTCCTTTGCGGGCTTAACCTGTTTTCAACGAAGCCTGCTGTTGATCCATGTTCTCCTTTTGCTCTTTCACATAGTTAACCAACAATCCGATGTAAATTTGCCTTTCCCACGGAATCATGTTTTCTAGTTCCGTGAGACTGAAATTGTGTTCTTTCATCATTATGAAGTTTGTCTGCATCATGTTCGCAAGTCCGTCATAATGCATCATCAAGTAAAAAAATCCTGAATACCTCGCAATGTTATGTTGTTTTCGTGTTCGCACTTTTCACACTTAAACTGCAAGTTGTGCTTGATGGCAGGCATATCCTGAAAAAATGCAATCAACTTTTGAAACATACCTTGAGAAAGATTTTCGATGAATTCGTTTATCTCTTCCTTGCTGAAATTCTTGGTTGGATATGTCTTGTCTCCGTCATAGATTACTTCTATGCAAGAAGCAATCAATTTCATTGACATCTCTGCGTTTTTGATGGGATCATCTTTTTCATCGGCATTTGCAGTCTGAAGAAGTTCATCATCTCCCATGTTTGGGTATCTCATGATGACTCCCATTTTATCTGTCAACTTTATGGTGTTGGTATGATTGGTGCTTTCGGATACTCCAATTGATTTCAAATCTATTTCCACGGCATTTGGAGTCTCGCACTTGGAACACTTGAGTTTTGTCGAAACCTTCTCTCCGACTGAATGAATTCGAAGTTGAAGAAGGATATATTCGATGTCAAACGGAGGAGATGTGGTTACATCTACTTCTCCAAAGGTGCAGTTCTTGATGACTTCCTTGCTTGTGCTTTGAATTTGCTTTGGATCCTTGGATTCCATAGCAAGAAGCAGCATTTTTTCTTCTTTGACCAAGAAAGGACGATACTTGATCTTTTTCTTGGTAGAGGGCAATGTCAATTCATAGGTTGGTGTAGCGATAATTGGTATAGCCATAGTAATCTCCTTAAGACATGGTATTTATTGCAGGTTACGCAACAGAAACGCCGCCATTGTTGGCAAAGGGAGAACCGGCAGGGAAGTTCCCTGCCCCACCGGCTCCTATGCCACCGGCAGATTCCAATGTCTCCAGACCTCCAAGATCCACGGTTTTGACCGTTCCTCCGTCTGCATACAACTGACCGTTTCCTGGCAATGGTGCTATTCCCCGTGTAACTGCGCTCTGTCCGACTTCGCTGTTGCCTAGTATGCCAGATTGAGTTCCTGCATTTGTAACGACATTTCCATCCAATCCGATGTTGGTTTCCATTCCTATTCCTTCGCTCTCCATGAACTTGGTCAGATTGCTTGAAAGAGGATTTGCGGCAATATCGGCAAGGTCTCGTAATTGCTTACTTACTTCGGCATCGTATGTTGTTATGTCAACTGCCTCTCTGAAGGCAAACCCAACCTGTATGAATGTTGGTTTGCTTGAAGAAGCCCACTCTACAGTTCCGCCATTTACTCTCAAACTTGTCGGATAGAGTTCCGTAAATCTCAATCCTCTGAGTTTGTTTTGCGTAAACATCTCTTGTATGTCAGCCAATGTCTTCAAGTTGTTTGGTATGAAAAGCAGGGTTGCCTTGGTGTCCTTTGCAAAGTCATCGTAGAATGCGGCATATCTGGATACGGGATTCAGTATGCTATCCATCCACTTTTTGATGAATCCGAATTCTGCCATGTCAGGAGAACAATAAAACTGCATGGTAATATCTTCTTCAAAAGTGGTCGTATACGGTATTCTGCGAACTGGTCCAGCAATGTCTCGTTCCAACTTTGAGAAATACTGACCTGGTATGTTTACGCTCCAACAACGATATGTGAGTCTCTTGTCGAATTGCGTTTGCGTAAACCCAAACTTTTCATTCAGCCAAGGACTTTCTATGAACATCAAAAATCTGTTGGGAAGACCAAATCCATTGCGGCCAGCATCACTTAGATACTCTTGCCATGCCGAATCCTGACTGAACTTCGTTGCCCCTACATTTGGCGGGAAGAAAGAACTAATGTAACTCGGAAGAACTTGTAGGGCTGTTTGAAAGAATGTTGGCATCAGAGTTTCCTTCTGGATTCTTTCCAGACTTGTTCTTTGACTATTTTTGCAAATCTATCTAGGGGCAAAAACAACATGAATTTCCAATAAATGGGAGGAACCAAAGTGACCTTTGACACGATGTTTTTGTAGTAGTATCTCTTTATTGATGGTCTGTAATACTTCAAAGATTTTGCGGACTTCAGAGTGCCGTAATTGATGCTGAACAAAGCGTTTGGATTTTTGTCAAATTCCTCATCGTTTACATAGGTTTGCAGATTGTTGAAAAAGTTAGCCCTATCATTTGGGTGCAAGTAATGAAAGTTTAGCCCAAGAAAGCCGTCTTTGGTGTAATCTATGAGCAAAATCAGAGGAAAGCGATCATAATACTTCAAGTCTTGTTCGGTCTTGGGAGAGTAACCAAACAGGTATATTTTGCCAGGTTCAAAGGTGGTCGCTCCGCCAGAGGTTTTTATCACGCTTTCTGTGTTTATTGCTCCTACATCTGACAAATGGTCACGAAGCCAGTTAGTAGCCTTTCGTGAAGTAATGTCTATGCCCTCAGCAAACATTTGCCGAAGAATGGCAATTGCATCTCTTTGGCTCATTTGTGCGCTCCAAAAATTTCATCTTCGGTCAGAATTTGAAACTTCCAATTTCTGTCCTTGCAGTATTCCTTTGCTGCCTCCCATTTTGCGCTATTAACCATCCAATCCCTGATTTCCGTGAGTTTGCTTCGGCTTACGCGAGAGCCTACGGCAACCGCTTCTGGCTGCTTGGTCTTCTTTTTCGGCTTGACCTCTATGAGCAGGGTTTCAATGATTCCTTCTTTGTTCTTGGTCTTGATGCAGAAGTCAACAAAGTATCTGTGAATTTTGTTGTCGAACGGGGATCTATATGGAATGATCACTTCCTCCGAAGACCACTCTATGATGTTCGGATTGGTATCACAGAACACCATGAACCTACGCTCCCACAATGACCGATAGACACAGTTATTGGGGTCTCCCCGATACTTTATGGGGTTCGTTGGTCTGTAGAATCCTTTGTAACTTCCCTTGGAAATGGTATTTCTCCTCGTTTAGGTATTTAGCAAATTTTGGATAAATAGCATACACAGGAGACCTACACCTTTGGATTCAACCTCATTCCTAAAACGGCTTTATGGCAATGGCAGAGCATTTCAAGGATCTGCTGATGGTCAAGCAGACCGAGACTTAAATCGTGTTTCAGCAGTTCCGTATTCGCCAACCGAAAGATCCTTTTACCGATATCCATTTGATTTGGGCGATTCTCCCGAACATCAAAACTTCATAGTGTTTGATATCTTCGAAAATGATGGGGAAGGTCTAAAGTCTGTTCGTGGAGAAAAGCCAATATTTCCTTCCGAACTGTCCAACAAAGGAGGAGTAGGCGGTTTGATTGCAAAAGGTGCGGGTGCCATAGGAAGAGTGCTTCCCGAAAGTTCAGTAACGACCAATTTGATATCAACGATTGGTACGGCTACAGGAATTACCAAAGAAGGAATTCTTGCAACTCAAATAGGCGTTGGAAATTTTACAATAGGAAATGTAATACAAGGTGCAAATCTAATAAACTCTGGACTGGCAACAGGAACAGTACAGCAACTTGCAAACGCAGGAAAGCAAAACATTGATCAACTCGGAAGAGGAGAAGAGGGATTTGTTCAAGAGGCATTGGGTCTTGAAGGCAAGTTGAAGAGAGCAACAAAGACTGTTTTTCTCTATATGCCTGGTGGCGTGAGTTCAAAATACTCCATGAAATACAGTCAAGACACTAGTTTTTCCACTCTTGACACAATGGCATCCGGCATACAAGGTGGAATAAAGAACTTGATGAGCATGGCATCGAACGGAAGCCTGGATCCTGCAACCAAACAAGCCGCAGAAGCATTGAGTAAACAATTGGGAATGGGAACCGTGAAAAAAATGGAGGATGCGTTGAAGAGTGTTGGTGACGGAATGGGTCTTGAGGGCGATTTGAACTTGAAGAAGTATCTTGAAGCCAGTCAAAGAAGAGTGCAAAATCCTTTTGTTTTGCAGTTGTTCGAAAGCGTGGAAAGAAGAACATTCGATTTTGATTTTGAGTTTATGCCTAAAAGCCGAAAAGAAGTAGATGAAGTCTACTCAATAATAAGAACCTTCAAAAGATATTCATTGCCTGCTAGATCATATGGTGGAAGATTTCTTGATTATCCTGCGGAATTTAGAATGACATTTGTAAATACTGATAAGGAAAACCTCTACTTGAGCAGAATGGCTCGTTGTGCGCTTACAGGCATAACCGTGAAATACGGCACCAATCCCTTCACGACATTCCAACCAGACGAAGAAGGTGCGGCACCCACTCACATAACCATGAATCTCTCATTCAGCGAAATGGAAATTCTCACACAAGATCGCATAGATCAAGGGTTCTAATTAATGCCTTACTTTTCCCATTTCCCATCTATCTCGTACAGCATGGATAAAAACGATTTGACTAAAGTCCAAGTCGTAAAGGATATTACTGTTCGTGCAAAGATAAGCGAATACTTCAAAAATTCCGCAATGACATCATTGCCGTATGAGGTTCAAGACGGCGAAAGACCCGAAACTTTGGCTCATAGAATCTACGACAGATCCGATCTGCATTGGGTAATATTGCTCTTCAATGAAATACATGATTCTTCCTTTGAGTGGCCGCTTTCTTCCGCAGAACTTGAAAGTGTCATTGCCACGAAATACAAGGGTCAATCCATTTACTACCCCGATGCTGCCGCATCATCAACATCTCCAAGCCTGATATTCCTAAATCAGGACATACCAATTTTAGCGAAAGCAAATACGATTCATCAAAGACTTTCTGATGGATCGGTAATCTCTGCTAACATCCTTAAATGGAATCCGACATACAACCAAATAGTCATAGATGGCGAGGAAGCCTCTCGTTTTGATCCCTCATATGACTTTCCTAATTCAACTGATGGGTACGCTAGGTTCTTCATTGATAACGATGAAAGAAAGTTGCTTGCTTTCTCAAGAATTCAGCCTTATGAGTATTCTGTAGATCATTTTGAGGACGCTGATGGAAACACATTAAATCCAAGATCGGGACCGCCTTCGGATGTCACAAGCACATCTTCAATATTGAATCGTTATGTCACACAGGTTGGATTTACCGAAGTGTTGGCGATAGACAATAGAACTCAGGAATACAAAGTAAACGAAAACAAGAGAACAATCCGTGTGATAAAGCCAGAATTCATGAGTGCAATAGTGACTCAATTCAGATCATTGTTTGTCTGAGGCAGTAATGGAAACAGAGAACATCCTAAATCCTGGAGACATTTTAGTAGATTCTTTGACAATAGAATCTGCTGCCGGAGCATTGTTGGATGTGAAGGCGCAATTCGTGTCTTTGAACATTTACGAGGATCTGTTTGCAAATGGTTTGTCTGGATTCTTGGTTTTGGTAGATTCCCTCAACCTTGTGAGATACTTGCAAATTACGGGCAGAGAAACTTTGCGTGTTAGATTCAGCACTCCAGGAGATCCAGAAACCAGGGAGTTGACTGAAAGGGAATTCAGAATCTATAAAGTCACATCCGAGACAAAACTGTCAGGTGAAGGAAAGAAACTGATTCGTCTTGAATTTGTCTCTCCTCCTGTTTACGAAAACGCAAAACTGAGAATATCTCGTTCCTTTAACGACATGAAATACAGCGAAATGGTGGAAAGAATAGGGAATGATGTTTTGGGAATCAACATAAACTGCTGTCCCACTCTTGGCAGGAGGAACATAATAGTTCCAAACTGGAATCCAATGTATGCAATAAGTTGGTTGGCAAAAAGATCATCGGCGGAGTCATTTCCAGAAGCCTGTGATTATGTGTTTTTTCAGACATTGGATGGCAAATATCACTTTTTTCCCTTGAGTATTCTGAAGGCTCAAGAGGCATTCGTAAAGTATCACCATACTCCCTCAAATAGAGACTCTACTACCGGTGAGATTTTCATGAAGAAGGAGTTCTACAATATCATTTCCTTTTCCGTTGGCGGAAGAGGCGACAAGATGAGGGAAATTGTTTCTGGTGTCTATGCAAACAATGCGCTCGTAGTTGACATATTCGGCAAGACCTCTTCTACGGAATTGTATACCTATTTTACGCAAAGAGATAGGTTGCCATCAATATCCAAGTATCCATTGGTATCAAAGTTAACAGATGATCTCAGTTTCAATGTTACTGCCTATCAGAAGTACTATCCAAAACATTCATTCAGATACGACACATTGGAAGACAATGACGAAATGGAGATTGTATCCACACGCAGGCAGTCTCAAATGAATCAGTTCAAAACAAACACTCTTACTATTTTGGTGAATGGCGATTCAAATAGAAGAGTCGGAGACATGGTTTCTGTTGATATACCAAGCACGGAAAATCCCAAAAACAAAGACGATTGGTATGATCCCTATCTTTCGGGAAAATACATGATTACCGCCATACTGCATGAGATTGGCGATGGTAGTTACAACATGAAAATGGAATTGGTCAAGGATGGTTTTGACGAGAGAATACCTGATACGCAAACATTTGCTAGTGGGGAAATCTAAATGCTGAGTGAAATGAATGAAAACCCGAATGATTATCTCGGAAAGATGGATTTTGTCTGGTGGCATGGAGTCGTTGAGGACATAAATGATCCATTCAAACTTGGTCGTTGCAAAGTTCGCATCTACGGATTTCATACATCGGACAAACTTCTCATACCCACAGAATCCTTGCCGTGGGCTTCGGTTATTCAACCAATAACTAGTGCCGCGATCAGCGGAAAAGGAACTAGTCCAACGGGAATTTTGCCAGGCACATGGGTAATAGGATTTTTCAGAGATGGTCCTCATGCACAAGATCCTATAGTGATGGGATCAATTGCAGGTTATCCATTCACCAACGAATACGGCAAATACAAGGATCCCGAAGTTGGTTTCTATGATCCTAGTGGAGTTTATCCGTTGGATTCATATGCAGGAGAACAAGATACCAACAGGCTTGCACGGGCAGAAAATCTAGAAAATACGATCTTGAAGTCAAAAGAAGAATCAAGAGTTCCAAAGATACCAACAGCATTGGTTGGTTCTTGGGAAGAGCCTTTTTCTGCCTATGGCGCAACTTATCCACACAATCATGTCTACGAAAGCGAATCGGGTCACATAGTAGAAATAGACGACACTCCGAACAAGGAAAGGCTGCATCGCTATCACAAATCGGGTTCTTTTGAGGAAATTGGGGCAACAGGATCGAGATTGACGAAAATAGTCGGTGATGACTATGAAATCATCATAGGCTCCAAATCAGCGATGATAAAGGGAGATGTTCTGTATACGAATGAGGGGAAAGCACAATTCAAAGTCGGCAGAGATTTCTATCTTGAAATAGACGGCGACATGAAAACATTGGTACATGGAAATGTGGTCATGCATACAAAAGGAAGTCTTGTGCATAAGGTTTCCGGTTCGTATACATTGGCAAGCGGCGGAAACATGACATTTGTTGCTCCGAGAATAGACCTCAATCCAGAAGGTGTAAATTCCTCCTCCGTTGATGTTGGTGGTCTTGATAGGATAGAAAAAAGAAGAGTTGAATTCCCCGATCCACAAGATACAAAATCTACAAGGGTTTTGCCCTCCTTGGGCGCAGCAAATACTAGTGGAGTCGTTGCTGGAAATACCACTCCAAACAGCACATTGGAAAAACAAGCAGAAGGAACTATATCTGCAAGTGCGGTTGCTACGACAGAAACAACCAATACTTCCACGACAGCGACAACCACTTCTACTGCAACTACTACCGCCACGGCACAAACAAGTGCAACTTCAACATCCGTAAACGGATCTGCTCCTGCTGCAATTCCTTCCGAAGTAGGAGGGGTGAAAGCAAAAGAACCACCGGCAGAGGAAGCAGGTCTTTCTGACCAAACCAAGACTTTGCTGACATTGGGTGCAGGACTTGGGCTAATTGCGGGTGGCGCAGCAATTGCAGCATTGACAAACGAATCGGAATCGCGGCAATCTTCAAGTGGTTCCAACCAAGTCGCTGCCGTTGCTTTGCCTCCAATTCCTCCCACATCTCCAGGAGTTTCGGATTCAACTATCGTTATGGCAGGAGGAACAGGAGCAGCACAGCAAGCAACGGGGCTTCCTGGTCTTCCAACGGTCAGCCTCTACGCTGTCCCCAACGAAGCAGCGACACTATTGCAGGGGTATCCAGGACAAACAGGGATAGCAAATACCGATCCAACTTCAGAATTGCCGCCGGTTGCGCCACTTCCTAGTGTTCCTGTTCTTGCATTCCCCGCAGAATTCGCACAACCCGTCATCCTCCCTGATGTTCTTGACGGAGGTTCATTCTGATGGCGCAGGAATACCTATGGCAGGGAAAATACAGAACTCTTTCTGAAGTCAATCCAAGCACTTACTATCCTAATGGAATGAATGTAAGTGTCCCTTCAGGGTCTGGATTGAGTGCGGATTGCTTCAGACTTCATTTTCCAATTGCTCCCTCCTCCTATTTTTATGGTGGTTCTGATTTTCCACCCGTAAAACCTCCGAGAATTTACTTTGAACAAGAGGACATAACGGATGATTCCAATTGGGGATTGTTCTTGATTAAGAGCATTTCTTTGACTTGCTTGCCAGAAACATTCGGTGATCCTGGATTTTTGATGGTAACAGGTGATTTTTCCCCTGACATGGTTCTAAATCTAGATACCGGAAAATTCATAGGAAGAACAGGGGAAATGGATCAGTATGTCTCATCGTTGAATATTCCACCAGACTTTGAAATAGATGAGCAAAACTATGCCACCATAGGTTCTGCCTCTTATTTCAGGAATGGTGTAGGGTTTCGGATACCCATAAACTTCACGGCAAGGGTATTCGACAAGTCAGATCCTAATGTCTACATTGATGGCTCCTTCAACTACAGTTTGAGCAACAATTGGTCTTCAGATAGAGATTATCTTGTCCTAAATATCAAGAATCAGTTCTATGTCGATGGCGCAACAGCCACGAATCTTCAATATTTGGAAGCCCAAAAAGCAAAAGGCTTCTTTCCAGGTCCACCGTGAGGTAACAATGCCAGCAGCCAACAGACAAGGAGACATTTGCAGCGGTCATGGATGCTTTCCCCCAAGGCAGAATATCTCATGGTCTACTAATGTATTTGTCAACAATAAGGGTTGGCATCGCCAATATGACAGTTGGGGAACTCATTGCTGCGGAGATTCCTGCCATAAAGCGCATACGGCACAAGGTTCTTCTATGGTTTATGTGAACAGCAGACAGGCAGCAAGAATAGGCGATCCTTTGAATTGCGGTTCAGCGGTTGCCACAGGAAGCAAAAATGTGTTTTGCGGAGGCTAACATGAGTTCAGGGAATTTTGATGTTTGGATGAATGTTGGAACCGCTATGGCTGGCGTGATTGCCGGTATGCTTGCGGGTGCATCGTATCTTCGGAAGAAAACGCTTTGCTGGAAACGGCAGGAAGAAAAGGATGCAGCAATAACCGTAGAAGACATACGCAGATATGGCCAGGTTCAGGAATTGATCACCACCCTTCGCTATCAAAGCGGTTGCGACAGAGTGCAAATACTTCAGTTTCACAATGGAGGAAAGTTCCTTGATGGCTCTCCCATGAAGCGTATGTCGGTGACTCACGAAAGTTGCAAGAATGGAGTTGCATACGAGTATATGCACACTCAAGCCGTTCTTGCAACCTTGCTTTGGGAAAAGATAGAGTTGATGAAGCAAGACGAACCACAGATACATTACATCAAGAATCTATCGGACTCCACGCTCAAGACATATTGCAGAAGCAAAGGAACAGAGGCATTTGCTGTTTTGCCGATAAGAAAAGACAGCATGGTAATCGGATACATCAACATGGATTGGCTTGACGAAGAAACTGTTCCAAACAAACCATTGGACTTTGCAAGAACATTCGAGGAACACAGAGGATTCATAGAACTCCAACTCGCAAAGGAGTCCATGAATGGCAATTAACAACAGACTGAAAGACCCAATATCGGCGTTTTCGGACATAAACATGAACTTTGAAATTGATCCATTGACTGAGGACATTGAACTCGTCACGGGCGTAGAGTCAGTAAGGCAATCCCTGAAAAACTTGCTTCAACTAAAACGATATGAGAAACCATTTCATCCCGAGATAGAATCAGGAATCATGGATCTTCTTTTTGAACCTGCAAATCCTCTTATTGCCTTGCAACTAAAAAGGAAGATAACGGAATTGGTACAGGCATATGAAAAGCGAGTCAGAGGTCTAAAAGTCAACATCATTGACCTCATGAACGAAAATGCCTACAAAATAGACATAGAGTTTCAGGTTGAAAATCGTGTGGAAACATACAAAGCAACAGTAATAGTGGAGAGAATCAGATGACCACGCCCAATTTGCCAATAGACAATCTCGACTTTGATTCAATCAAGTCGAACTTGAAGGCTTTTCTTCGCAATCAGGATCGCTTCAAGGACTATGACTTTGAAGGGTCGGGCATGAATATTCTTCTTGATTTGCTTGCATACAATACTCACTACCAAGCATACTATGCAAACATGGTTGCAAATGAATCCTTTATTGACTCTGCTGCAAAAAGGCAATCTGTCGTATCAATCGCAAAGCAACTTGGCTACACTCCAAGATCATACAGGGCTTCTACCGCAGTTGTTGACATCATATGGACAAAACCAACAAGAGCATTCAAGGCAAGCGTAGCAAGAGGTGATGTATTCGTGGAGAGGGGAGATACCTTTTCGGCAAACGGAAATGGTTCAATTTACACATTTCTTCCCCTGCAAAACTACAAAGTTGTCAATGAGGGAGACAATGCAATTGCAAGAAATGTTGAGATAAAGGAAGGAAGAGTTCAGGCATTTACCTACATCGTAAACGAGTCTGACACTTCGCAAAGATTCATACTGCCAGAAAGCAGAATTGATACAAGCACAATAAGAGTTCGTGTCACCAAATCGGCAAAAGACATAACTGGTATAAATGACATTTGGGTGCTTGCAGAGGATATCAATACCATTGATGGTGCAACAAACGCTTATTTCCTGCAAGAGGCAGAAGACGGTAAGTATCAGATACTGTTTGGAGATGGAATTGTCGGAAGAAAACCAACAAACGGAAATGCGATCATAATAGAATACCTCGTAACGAGAGCGGATGAAGCAAACGGAGTGCAATCCTTCAAGTATTCAGGAGCGGTTCGTGATGCGGGTGTAACTCCAATAGTGCGAGTAAAAACCGATGAAGCCGGAACTCCACAATCCTCTTTCGGAGGAAGTCAGCCAGAGGACATTGAGTCAATACGATACTATGCACCTAGAAACTATCAGTCGCAGGAAAGAACAGTTACTGCGGAAGACTATAAAACCATTCTTACGAGGGATTACAAGTCTGCCGATTCAATTTTGGTATGGGGAGGAGAAGAAAACGATCCTCCTCAATACGGAAAAGTGTTTGTTTCGATTAAACCGCAAAATGCAAGCAAACTATCAACTCTTGAGAAATTGTCCATTCAGGACACCATACTGCAAAGAAAGAATGTACTTGGAATAACTCCCGAAGTGGTAGATCCTGATTACATCTACATCGTATTGGACTCAACTATTCGTTACAATCCCAATGCTACCAATCTTTCTTCATCTGATCTTGAGCAGTTGGTCAGCAACACATTGGACGCATATGCATCGGAAAAATTGGGCAAGTTTGGTCTGAATTTCAGGTTTTCCAAGTTTGCAGCCTTCATAGATTCGATCAATCAAAGTTTCACAAGCACACAGGCAGATTTGCGTATTCAGAAAAGATTTGAGCCAATTCTTGGTCAAGTCGGTGTATACACCATCAAATTCAACTTTGACAACGAAATCTACCATCCCGTAGATGGCTATCCTCCCGTAGTATCAAGCAGCGGATTTGGCTATTACGATCCTTCTACTCAAACGGAGGTAGATTCTTTTCTGGATGATGATGGTTATGGAAACATCAGAATTTACAAGAAGTTGGGCGAAGAGAAGATATTCCTCAATGAAAATGCAGGAACCGTCAATTATCAGACAGGAACTCTCAGTCTGTTAGATTTCAATCCAACATACATTTTGCCCTCTACAAACACAGAAATCCAAATTACCGTTGTTCCAATATCAAAGGACATCTTTACCCGAAGAAATCAGATAATACTGTTCGACAAGGAAAATTCTGTGGTTTCCGTGGTTCCTGATTCCTTCCGAACGGAAAGATCACAAACTGCTACTTCGTTCCCATCCAATAGATAATGATATATGACAACAGGTAACCAAAAATACCACTCTTCGATAATAAGCCATCGTCTGCCTGAATTTATTCAGACAAACAATCCGACTATGGTTGCTTTTGTGCAAGCATATTACGAATGGCTTGAACAGCAGTCGAAGGAAGGTTATGTCAGGACTCCTATGGCATTGAACAACAGCAATGATGTTGATCAAACATTGGATCAATTCGTTGAAATGTTCAAAAACGAATACCTGTTGAATTTTCCTGAAAGTTTTGCAATAACAGATGACGGGAACACAGTCAATGTTCGTCAGTTGATAAAGAACATCAAGGAATTCTACAGAAACAAGGGAACAGAAAAGACCTATGAGTTTCTATTCAGAATACTGTATGATGCTGCTGTTGAATTCTATTATCCTGCCAGAGACATTCTTCGTCTTTCGGACGGAAAATGGATAGAAAAGAAGTCCATCAGATGTTCAAATGAATCGGGAAACAAGATATTCGATGCTCGCGGAAAGGTCGTATTCCAGAGATCAACGGATGGCTCAATCATCGCAAGCGGAAGAGTCATAGATGTATTTTCCTATCAGTTGGGAACAAGAGAAGTATGTGAAATATTCCTCACTAATGTGAATGGCCAGTTTCGTGCAAATGGATCATTTGCGTCCAACTATGGTGGCATAGAATTCACCGACAATGACGGCAAGTTGCAAAGAGAGCCAAAGGTCTATTCCGTTCTTTCGGATTTGAAGGTAACAAATGGCGGATCTGACTACAGAAAGGGAGAAAGGATATTCTTTCAACCATCAATCCGTCCATACTTGCAGAATCTTCTGAAATACAGTCAGGAATTCGACAACAAGAGTTTTTGGTTGTTTCCTCCCGAGGGAAGGTACAAGTCTCTTTTACCAACATCAAAAACAGCCGCACCCGATGGTTCTTATACTGCTTACCGATTTGTTCCTACCACTACCAGTAGCGGGTCTGGAGGAAGCAACTACTTTACTTCAAAGAATGAAATACGATTTGAGAACGGAAAATATTACACAATTAGTGCCTATGTAAAACCCGATGACTATGGAACCGGTTATCTTCGTCTTTCGAATTCCAATCGAAGCAGTTACATACAGGTCGTGTTTAACACATTTCCTGATTCGACAAATACCTCAAATGGAGTTGATAATAGTACAAACGCCGATTCATCTTGGCAAAGAGTCGAAAACAGAAAATTGATTTCCGTTGGAAACGGTTGGTATCGCGTTTCGTTCACCGCACAATATATCGGAACTACCATTACGAATGGAAAAGTTGATGTTTTTCTAGGACGAGGAGCATACAACAATTCGTTGCTGCAAACCGCAACCACGGATTATGGAATATTCGTCTGGGGTCTTCAAGTCAATGAATCTTCATCATTTGATCTTACGCATCCCACGACATATGCAAAAACCGAAGCATTTGCTCCATTGGAGTTAATGCCGACAAACGATACGGGCGAAGGAGCAGTCGGAACAATCATTGAAGTAGACAGCAATGGTAGCGTAATAAAAACAAGAATAGACAACTTTGGAGTTGGTTACGAGGCTACTCCAACCTATACAATTGATACGAAATTCGGATCAGGTGCTTCTGTAGAGCCGACAATAGGAACGATATGCAAGTATCCTGGTTATTATTCGGGAAATGATGGAAGATTGTCAACAAACAAGGTGATGCAGGACAATCATTTCTATCAGAACTTTTCATATGTGCTTCTCAGCGAAATCGTAATAGATCGTTACAAGGAAATACTCAGAACCTTGATACATCCCGCAGGAATGGGTATGTTCGGAAAAGTCGTTGTAAACCGTTGTTCGTCAACAAATCCGATTACGGACACGACCATAAAGAAAACCGATACCGAAGTTCTTGGAAACTATTCTCCCTATACCCTCTACACCAACATAGACATTGGTGAACTTCTATACAATGGAAGACCCACTCCTTATTATCCTTCGTTGCATGATACCCTGATACTTGGTGCTTCGGGAAATCCTCCCGATCTTCAACTGTTTTCTTTGGGGCAAAATTATCTCAATTACAGCAGCGATCTTCCTAATTGGAAAGAAACTGGGGCATCACCATCAATAAATCCATCCAATTACACACTATCTTTGGATGGAACCTTGTCTCCGGATGGTTCGGAACAAGCATACTTGGTCAAAAGAATCTATGATCCGCAAATTGGTCCGGCAAATGGTCAATCTCTGATAAATCGTACTATTTCGTGGAATTCATCGAGTAGTACCGCTACATTCTCGATTTATTTCAAGTTAGGACCATTGCAATCTGCTGATTCGGACCTTCCGCCAACACAATTGACTTATGGTTACATTGTCCAAGTGAATAAGAAAACATTTCCTGCTACAACTTTGGTAAAGGCAAAATTCCAATTCGTTCCAACGGAAGAATTGATCGTAGAACCGACTCCATACGGAAGTGCCACGGTGGAGTCTCTTCCTGACTACTGGTACAGGATGAAAATAACCATCAATACACCAGAAATCCAAAGAGTCTTGCTTCCAAATGGAACATATCAAAACAAGAGATTGGAGTTTTTGGTTGACAACCCAATAGAAACATCCTTTCCGACATATGGTGAAAGAGGAATCTATCTATGGGGAAGTCAGATAGAAGAGGGAACTGTTGCAAGAACCCTCTTGAATACCAAGGAAACTCCCGTAATTCACCGCTCATATGCCGTAGGATTCAATCCAAAAGACATAAGTGGCTTGAAACTTTGGCTTGACGGCAAATCTCTTACTGCTGTCGGAGCGACTGTTGGTTCTTGGCGAGACTCAAGCGGGAACGGATATACCGCTTCTGCATATCGAAATGTTTCACTTCCCTCCGTTTCCGTCATGGGTGGTCTGCATCTTACTGGCTCCGTTGGAACATTTGGTTCGGTTCTTACCACACCGAACTTCGACATAGGCGAAAGAACCTTGTTTGCCGCATTTACCCCATATCCTGTTTCGGATGGGGCAAAGGATTTCTTCACAAGTCAGAAAAATTCAATGATAGTCGGTGTGGTTCGTGGACAATCCAACAATGGCACTACAGGTGCCGCGACCGGTCATCATTTTCAGTCACAAAGCATCTGCGTTGACTACGAAAGGGCATTTGTAGAAGGAAACCAATCTACAGACCCCAAATTGCTGTTCAATTACGGCGTGGGAAACTACGGCGGTGCCACGGCACTTGCAGTTACCAACAGAGCATTGACTGCCTCTTTTGTTGCGAGCGAATCGGAAGTCTCTGCCGGAAGATTCTCTCCGTTGTTCAGCAAAAGTTCACAAATAGAATATGCATTGAATGATCTTTCATTCGATACGACAAATAATCCAAATACCTTGATCGTATCTTCCGTCATAGATGATGGTGGCGGATCGTTGACCGCATCTTATTACTCTAGTAACAATGACATCAATAGAAAATACGACAGGAAAAGCAACGACGATTTTTCCGAAGACGCAAGATATTATCGTTATCAGAAGATAGCAACCCATAGGATTTCTTATTCGGAAATCGGAAACTCAACATACAAGTTTCAATTCGATCTATCCGGAAACGAACTTCCTCCTTATTATTGGAAAGCCGTTTTGACCAAGAATGAATTTGATCTGGACGACAACGCTACATATGCGGATATTCCAAAGGAATTCGTAGTTGCAGAATGGACATGGGCAGGATTCGCAGATAATGCTACCTCTCCGACAGAGAGCCGAACATATGAAACAATTGTGAAAAATCTTCAGGCAGAAGATTACATCTCACTATGGGTCTCTCCCTGTGACATATCCGGTGCAAAACCTCTGAACTCTACTTTGAATACGGCAAATCCTTACACAATAACCCTATCAAATTTCGTCATTACCAAAGTGTATTCACAGGGAAAGAACTTTGCGGTAGTGAATGGAAATGAAATTGGAACTGCTGTTTCTTCTCTGAAAGGCATGACTTCAGGTCAAAGACTTACGATTGGTCTAGGTCAAAATTACTTCAACGGAGTATTGCACGAAGTTCTTCTTTATGATAGAGCATTGAACAAGAGAGAACGGGAAACGGTTGAGGCATATTTGCACTATCGTTGGAAAAATGACATCATCAGAGCAGACAAACACTCCTGGAACCTTCCTATTCTTTCCTTGACAGCCGGAATATATCCGGCATTGAATACCGAAGGAGGCGTGACTGCAACCTCAACATTGCAATCTTCTTTGGGGTATCCTTTCTTTGAAATTGCTCACCACCCAAATACCTTCTTGGTGAATTATGAGGATCCGTATCCTGCAAGAATATTCAACAGCATAAAGAGCGATTTTCTTGGATCTGTTGGTGATGGAAAGGCAGGATACTGGCCAGAATGGGTCATATCGGATTCGGACATACAGAACTACTTTACTTACTCAACAGATCCCACAAAATGGGGATCGGGACAGAATTATTCGGTATTGCCAAGACAACAGATTGCACCAAACGGAACAAATACAGGAGCATTGTTGACGAAACTGAACAACAATCCTTCTACTTTGCTGAG